TAATATGCCCTATTTTACCACAAATAGAAATGGAGGTAAACTATGGCAAGCATTTATAAACGTGGAAAAACATGGACATATAAGGTCTACTATTACGAGAATGGAAAGCAAAAGGCTGTATCCAAGAGCGGTTTTAAAACTAAGGCAGAAGCAAAGGATGCTTCCGTCCTCCGCGAAAATGAGATGCTGCAAGGAAAGGACTTTGCAAAAGAAAGAATGCTTCTTGCAGATTATATGGAAAATTGGAAGAAACTGTATAAAGATGGCACTGTTTCTTTAGGCGTTTCCAAGCGCATAGATATGATCATACGATATGTAAGAAAGAATTTTAACGTAATGCTCAAGGACATCACCCACGATAGCTATCAAGCTTATATTAATAAATTGGCTGAAAGGCTATCCTCTGAATCTGTCGCTAAATATCACACATACACAAGTGGCGCTATTAAGCATGCGGTCCAGACTAGAGTTCTTATGTATAATCCATGTGAGTTCGTCAAGATTAAGGGAAATGATGAAAGAGCGTTTACTGAAGAAAGTAAATTCTTATCTTTTGAAGAATATCAAAGGCTTTATGCAGCATTATTAGATGGAATCAACCCTAGATATCAATCACGCTATATTATTCTTTTAGCCATGGTGAGCGGAATGCGATTTGGGGAATGTCTTGGATTGACTTGGGATAATCTAGATAAAGAAACCAATACTGTAAAAATCGAAAAAGGGTTCGACTCATTACATACTAGAGATTTTACAGACGGAAAAACTAAAAACGCAAAAAGAACTATTATTATCCCAAGTGAAGTAATGAAACTACTATTCCAACTCCCGAAGGATACTGAAAGAGTGTTTCATGACATCACTAACAATGGAGTTAAAAAAACTCTCGATAATACATTAAAAAAAGCTAAAATTGATAGAAAAATAAGATTTCATAGTTTAAGACATACACACGCAAGTATCTTACTATCACAAGGTGTACAAGTCGTTTCAGTGAGTAAACGATTAGGACATGCTAATCCTACAGTAACCATGCAGACGTATGCCCACGTTATAAAAGAATTGGAAGTATCCGACAATGAAAAAATAATAAAGATTTTATCCCACGGAACATCCACGGAACAAAACCTTTAGAAAAGTTTTATCCTACGGGGTTAACTTATTTTAACAGTTTAATTGTTAAAACTTAGTCTTTCTTACTAGATTATTACTCTCAACCCGTTTAGTGAAGGATTTGTACATAAGATTACTCTTATGCCGCCCACTCAAATCTAGGCGTATAATAAACTCCAAAATTCAATTTGTATTCTTCCTTAAATTCAGAACATTTCTTTTTGAACAATCTTTCAATTCGTTTTGCCACTTCCATACCCTCTTCGGTTGTGTGGGTCTTACCGATAAGAATTTGAAGGCATTCAGCTAAACCAAGTTGTCCTACGGCCAATGTACCATGTTTAAGGGCAGAACGAATACCTTCCTCAGGAATATATCCCTTCATCGTTCCATTTTTCCACATAAATGGAGCACTCTTAGGATTCTGTGACGCAATCCATTCAAATCTGTCAATAAGGGAATCCTTTGTTTGGTCAATTTTACGAGAAAGCAATCTCATAAACTTATCCAACTTCTTTTCTTTATCACCTGAAATGACACCTTTTCTCAAATCTTCAAGCTCAGATTCTTCCAAGACTTCCATTGCAAGTGTGGGTAAAATAATTGTCTGTGGGCAAATGTTTCCTCGACCATCTTTCAATTGGCCAAAACCATTAATATCATAACCATTTGCAGTTCTACACGTTTTTTCTATTGTTACCAATAGCACTGACTATATCTTCCATCAATAATGATGGTCTCGCGCTCCGAATTAGTGCTTATCTCTAATTCTACTCCCTTACACTCATCAGGGATAGTCGATACACATTTATGGATTTCTCCAATTTAGCACGGATCTCATCCTTATTTTCTATAAATAAGGGCCTAACCGTTAGCAAACCATTCTTAATGGTTCACACCCCTTAGCAGGGTTCACGAGATTTGAAATGGGCTGTAGTTTCCACTTACCCATTGTAGAGAAGTATGTTCGCGGGTCATTCTTATCATACCCCTTATTACCACTCCAATCAATATTAGCATAATTAGGATAAATACGCTTTGCTGTAGACTGAAGTGCCTTTCGGAATAAATAATAGTTTGGATCGCCTGGCTTTCTATTAATCCCCTTACCTAATTGGAAAATTCCACAAGGGAAAATTGGGGTGAGATGATGTTTACCCGTTCCTCTAATAGAACCATCAAGTAATGCTTCAATTACCATTTGTCCTTCAGGTAGTGTGCAAGATCCGTAATTCAATGAACTAAATGGCAATTGTGAACCTGGGCGACTTTGAAGAGTATTCAAGTTGTGTATCAAAGCCTCAACAGCTTGCATTAACTCAATTCTTGTATCAAACAAAGCAGCATTGGCTAAATGCTTATCAAGTTTATCAAAGTTATCAAATCTAAAATCTTCTGTTGTTAGATTAAATTTCTTTAAAAAGTCTTCTTTATGTTTATCTACCCATTCATCAATTTCATCATTATTCATTGAAATAACAGATAGAGAATCAAAATCCTCTTGACCCTTTATGTAATTTAGAACATAATGTTTAAAGAATGATTTACGTACATAAGGAACCATTGTCCAATCCACATGTGTTGCACTTATTCCACCAAATTGTTCTTGTGATTGAATCTGAAAATATACGGCCGTCAATTGCATTGCTGAATTGATACTTGCAGCAGGACGAATATCTGTTTGACCAACCTTAGCACCGTTTGCCAAAAGGTCATCCAACGGTAAACTTAAACAGTTGTGTTCTCCACTTGCATAGTTATCAAGGTCATGTACATAACTTTCATTATTGAGGTGATTTCTCTTAGTTTGTTTTGATACACAGTTATTAAGAGCAAAATCCTTCTTATATACATTACTTGCCTCAGCCATTCTTCCACTAAATGAGTACTCATCAAGATTAGCATTCTGATTTTCTACATTCTCAGCCATCAGTTTCTTCGCAAACTCTCTTGCAAGACCCTTTCTTTCATCTCGAATAAGTTTGTGAGTTAGACGATAGTCATGAAATGCGATTGCCACTTCAACATCATTTTCAAACAAACACTTCTCAATACTATCTTGGATGTCTTCCACGTTTAGACCAACATCTTCATTAAGTTTATTAACGCCCAAACGTTCAAACACGCATTTAAGTACATCTTCATCTAATTCCTTTCCAATAGAACGATAAGCACTTTCGATTGCCTTACGCACCTTGTTTTCTTGGAAAACTTCTTTTGTTTTTTTGTCTCTCTTTAATACTTGAAACATTATAAATTATTTTTATTATTTTATTTTGGCATTAATAAGTATGCAAGTTTTTTAGAAAAAAACACAATAAAATTGTCATAACCACATAAATCACTGTGTATCAGCATAAAAAAAAATATATTTTTTTTATGAGATAAAAACAGTTAAATAAGATATTTAGTTAGCGTTTTTGACGACTTTTCATTATACTATTAGCAATCTTTTCTCTTGTGCGTTGCATCTGAATATCTTCTTGTTGTGCAATAAAATCAAGTGCTTGGTCTTCATCTTCATCGATTTCAAAACGACACGTACCATTGTTAAATTTGACATTAGGCATAACAGAATCATCCATACGTCCTGCGCGGAACTTCTCCAATGAAATTGTTACACGATGGTTCTTTTTCTGCTCTTGTGTTCTTGCCAAAGTGATAATTACGTGTCCAATTTGAATCTTTTTCACAGAACCACCACCAGAACCCAAACCAAGAATCTCCTTATCAAAAGAATCCTTTGTACCCTGAATAGGAACCCAAAGCCCTACTTCATATTTATGTGCCAATGCCTCAAGTTTACGCATGGTACGACCTTCCTTAGACCATTCACTATCAGTTTTATCAGCACTGTCATATTCCAAGCATTCAAAATAGTCAATGATAATCAAGTCAGGTTTAAAACCTCGTGCGATACCTTGCTTAACAATTTGTTCAATTCGTCCAACAGTAACTTCACCACTCGGAAGATGGAAGCACCACAAATTTTCCTTAATCATTTGTGCTTCCTCAAACAATTCATTTTTAAGGCGAGATTTAACATTTTCTTTAAACTCAGGTTTTGACAAATCAATTGCATCAACACCTGTAAGCCAACCATAATATTTGCGCTTAATATTAACATCTTCATCCTCAAAATGAATATGAAGAACCTTAAATCCGCGATAATCATTGTCCTTACATTTATAAGTTGCCGCAGAAGCAGCGAACCCTGTCGTTGCGGATGATTTACCAACGCCTGAAGGTGCAATAATAACACCCAATTCACCCATTCCAAGGCCACCATACAAAGCCTTATCCAAACGAGAAAAGCCTGTGGGTATTACCTTACGATAATTTTCTTCAAGTGCCTCATCAATTCCGTCCATAGGGTTATATCCCATATCAAGACTAACATTAGTATCAAGTGCACTTCTAATCAAGTCCTCAATATCGTAATACTTAGAAACATTACCTTCTTTAACAATTTCAATTGATTTATTGATTGCCTTGGTCAAATTTTGTTGTTTAAAAAACTTATCAGCTTCTGATTTAACAATGTCTTGACCAACCAAATCAATCTCACGCAAAACTTGGAGTGTAGACAAAATGGTGTCCAAAGTGATAGCATCATGCACGTGGACACGGATATACAAATCCATATCTACATATGTTGGTGCAACCCCACTTTCGTTGTAGCGGTCTTTCATAAAGCCAACAATACGTCTCAAAACATCCTCCGTGAACATATTTTGGTCAACAATTGGGTTAATCATTGTAAAGAATGTAGAATCCTCAAAAAACAACTTAACCAACTTGTGTTGAAAATCAATACCAAGATAACCCAAGTCAATCTTTGTGGCATCATTAGCCACTTTTACCACTTTTTTTGCCATTATTTACTTATTATTTTAAATATTTGTTTTATATTGTTTATTGAAAAATAAAAGGTGCCAATAACTTTGTTGACACCTTAATTGATTACATATGACGATTAACGTAATCAAACTTTGATTGAGAAAGGTGTCGGTCAGACCAACGATTATATGCATTAGTCTTCTGACGAACTGCAGCTGCCCATCCCTTCACGAAATCAATAGGATAGTTTGTGTAATAATACTTCTTATTACCATATTTTACACTCGTAGTGTACCCCTTATCGATTGAGTTTCCATCATCATCAACATCATTACTAATGGTGTCACAAAACAGCTTAATGATGTTGTAAATAAGGTCAGGACGCCCACTGTTAAGGCTTTTTGTCATTTGCTGACTAAACGTCATACGCATAGGGTCTACATTCTTATAAGATACGTTTGAATTTGAAAGGTCAATACAATTACGCACATACTTTGGGTACACAGTACCATCCCAAACTTCCTCATACACGGCTTTATCATCAAAAAGATAGCTGAATTTTAGGGTAAAAGGTGAATCATCAACCTCTTCTTCAACATCATAATCGATGTATGTCTTATTGAGTACAATACCATTTGACAAAGTAACTTCACCTCGAACATCATCTTGAAACACAAGTGCTGCATCATGATTACTAAGTTTCTCGCCATTATAGAAACCTGTAAGCTTCGTACTCTTGCCCATTGTAATGGCCGTGTAAATGCGACTTTTAGACTTGAGATCATCCTTAATCATATGCACAATGTTGCGAATTGTGTAATACAACTCCTCTGAATTCAGAGACTTAGGATTAAACCCATTAACTTTAAAATAGCGCTGACAAATAATGTTACCATTTGCAGAAAGCACAAACTGATGTCGTTCCTTCCATTGTGTGTTGTCAATCACCTTTACTTCTTTTTCTTTCTTTAAAATTTCACTCATTACGAAATTCATTTAAATGTTTAACAAATCAATTAATTATCTACTGTATTCTTAATATACTACGAAAAGCTTCAAAAAACAAATCAATATTGGATATTTTTTTTCTCGTTTTCCATAACATTCAGATACTCATTGAAAAAATTACCAAAGGTTGTTGTATCTTTTAGTTTATCAATATCATATTTCAAAATAATATTATACAAATTCTCCAAACTTCGTCCTTCAGGATCAATTGGAGCATACATTATTGTATCCATTAGTTCCTTGGCTTCATCAGTCATTAAAGGATTCCTTAAATCAATTATCTTTCGATTGATTTCATAAATCATATCCCCCTGAACACCATCTGTAACCCTATTCACAATATTTTCAGCCCACTTTAAAGGCTTCTTTTTGTTTTCTTTGCGAACTTCATTTATTTGACGTGCCCTATTAACAACCTCTTCTAATTCAATATTACGTGTTTTGAACTCTGAGAAATTATCAAATAGTGTTTTTTCTCCAACTCCCTTTATTCCTTTAATATTATCAGATGCATCCCCACAAATCATCTTTTTAAGGACGACATTCTGATAATTATACCCCATTACATCCGTATGGTTCTTTGTATTAATAAACTTTTTCAATGATTGTACATACACGATTACATCATCGGAAATTAATTGGGTTAAATCTCGGTCATTAGATACAATAACGATACGTTCGTTAGGTTTCTTATGTGCCACATAATACCCAATAAAGTCGTCAGCTTCCGTATAATCGCACAAACATTGCCTAATGAACAATTCCTCTAAACACTCCATAACAACGTCTCTCTGCCAATAAAAAAGGTCTTTATGTCGTTTCCTTTCGGCAATCTTGATTGGGTCTTTTTGTTTAAAGAAATAATTCTGCATAGATTTTATCTTACTGTTCACTGCTTGCATATATGGAGACAAACCGACCTCCTCAAATTCCTTATCACGATTAGCTTTATATTGACTATTTAACTGATAACGCAATTGACCAGATTCTTGTCCATCCCACATCACGTAAACATATCTAAAATTTCCTTTCTGCAATAGTAATTTTATCTGTAAAAGGAATTGAAAAATTCCACCGTAATCCATTCCTTTACCATTAAATGTGTGGTCTGCAGAAGAAGATAACTCCAATATATTAGAACCATCAATAAGAAGAGTGTTGAATTGTTTTATCCCAACATTAGGTTTAATCTCTTTAATTTTCTTCGGTATTGGTTGTTCCATCGTCTATATTATACTCTTTTTCAAGTTATATTCAAAATAATTTTGTCAAGTTATTTGCTCATTAAATATCATCTCAAACTTATTTTACTATTTTTATATAATAAATACAAAAAAAGCTGAGGCATTTGCCTCAACTTTATATATTTAATCCATATCTTCTTCAGTTTCGTTGAACTCAACATCACCAACATCAACAGTAACGTTATTTTCTTTGCCAAGTTCATTTAACTGTTTAAGAATATCTGCGATGTGTTCCTTCTTATACTTGTCCAAGTCATCAACCCCAATGAATCCTTTATCGCAAGCAACTAACGGACCCTCATAGCAAACATTATGTGGAGCATCAAGGTGATTCTTCAAGATTTTAATCTTTGTCTGAATACCATATGCATAATTCAAACCCTTAGAGGTTGCTGTCAGGCGTTTAATACCACTTGTCAACTGTCCACCCATCAATATTTCCATACGAGTGGCATACTTTAACGATTTTCCACCCTTTGTTTGCATTATTGGGGTAGACGAAATAGAAACGGTCATACTATCCATCCATACCTTATTGATATAAAGCATAGTATTTGAATACTTACAAGTAACCTTTCTTGAAGAAGGGATTCTATCATTTACGATGCTACTAAATGCTTGAGAAATTGCAGCAGCCGACCACATTGCATTTGAGATTTTTGCTGCTTTATATTCCTTAAATGACCCAACTGAGCCAACACTATCCCACACAAATAAAAATCCTTGATTAATATCTCCATTTTCTTGTGCATCGAGTAGTGTGTTAATACACATTGCAACATCCTCAATTACGGCAGTTTTTCTCTTTGTTTTTGTTTTAGTTCCTGATGAATAATCCCAATCACCAAATTGGTCACAAAGAATTGCATTATTATAATACAAAAAATTACCGTCCCATTGGATAATTCTATTTTCAACATGTGTTGTAATTTCGCCTGTATCCGGATTAACATCTTCAATCTCTACATCACCATAAATTGGCTCAGCTTCAAATCCCATTTGCATTGCATATTGGAATGAGAAAGCATTTTCAGTATCAATGATAACAGGAATTAAACCCTGTTTCTGAGCACTAACGATTGCATGATTGATAAGTGTTGATTTACCAACGTTACTGTGTCCAATTACACTAATAACTGTTGACTGTGGAATACCCGGCAACTTAGTAACATCTTGAAATGACTTTGGCATCAAAATCCATTCTTGTGGTTTATTCGCATTACTCACTTTAATAGGTTCTCCTTCCTTTGCATTGAGACCCATCTTTTCTTTAAAAGCACCAAGTCCAGTTTTTTTAATTGTTTGACCTTTTTTAATTGGTTGTGGCATAAGTTAATTTTTATTTGTTATTTTCATTATGTTTTTTCATGTTTTCTTACCACATGGTATAGATTATGAAATGTTATATTTATCATTACATATTAGAATGGCAAATCAACCTCGTCCTCTTCGCCATCCATAATAATTGGCATATCTGTTTGAGTAGAAGCTGTTGGGCGTTGTTCATTTAAAACCTCAGAAGCAGCTTCTGTAATCATATCAGCATTCTTTTTTGCGTCATTACGTCTCTTTTCTGCTTCCAAGAAATCATCCTCAGTCTTCGCAACAAACTTTCCGACACTCTTATCAAAATAAGGAATCATATCATCAGCAATGATTGAAAGATAATCACGCGATTTGACTGTGTATGCATTATACCATTTCTTTACATCGTTAATCCAAGCATTTCCTTGTTCAATATCTTGTGTTAGTGGTTTGTTAAGTGATTGGTCAGTAATCAACACAGCAACACCCTCTTTACCGTCCGAACGTTCAGTTCTCTTCAAGTTAATAATAATATCCCGTCCATTGTCAAGGTCAAAAATATTATAATTCGGATCACCCGCTTCTTCCATATCACTCTTGCGTTGCTTATACAGAGCAATCAATGAATCATAAATACCCTTACCTTGTGTATTCTCGTTAAATCTCCAAAATTTAACACCTTCGTTTTCCTTCCCACGTTCAATAACACGAACAATATAAGTCACCTTACTCTTTAAAGAGCAGCCTTTCTTGAATAGTGCCTTAGATTTTACTTTATCCGTCTGATAACACTTATTTGCCTCATCAAAATAATACTGAGCCTTTTCGCAAATTGGGCATTTTACCGAAGGATTGTAATCAGGAACTTGTGGGTCATTAATACATAGGAAAGATTTAAAACCACTCTTTGCAATACGTGGACTAACTTTAAGATTGTGAGTCTTAACTGCAATTCTAAAATTTCCATCTTCACCACTTACAGGCAAAATTCTAATCTTAATTGTTCGTTCATTTTGCCCATTTTCCAACTTTGTGTCTAAATAATTTTTAGCATCAAAATCATTCTTTTTCTGTGTGTTCGTACCATTAGAAACTAATGAGTTTTCAACAATACTACCGTTTACATTACCATTAAAATTTCCCATAAAATTTTTATTATCGTTATTAT